CCAGCCTTAAAAATAGGTCATATTCTGGAGTGACTATCTGGCTTTCCTTAATTAATTCTGAGACCTTATTCTGTGCTGACTCTGTTAGCTTCATGCTCACTATATTCCATTTTCTTCCATATATTTTAAGCGTTCTGCGTAGGGCTCTATTACTGGTCCGCCCTCATTTTCCATAGCACTTATGTCATAGTGATAGGCATTAGAGTCCTCCAGAATCCATTTATCATAACTCTCAACGTCCCATTTACGGTTATTCACTAGCTTATGTATGACCAAGTCTTTTTTAGTTACAAAGGATGGCTCATATATCCTTACCCTGTTGTTGGGCTGTATTGCAAAATTACCATCATCTCTCTGTATTACATGTCCACATTTATGTTGCCCAGGATTTTCTGAATACCCGTCATCAAGTATATTAGTTTCTGGGCTATGCCAATCTAATGTAAACAGGTATTTGCCTGGAACCACGGTCTTAGTCCGATCCGTATATGACATCCTCATATTAGATAGATTCTCAAACTTAGTTACTGATATGTGGGAGCTAAATGAATTCCATAAAACTAAATTATAGATAGGTTCTTCTTTTATTCCTGGTTGACTACAAAATGCATTAATAGGCATTCTCCACCATAAGCTGCCATCCTCCATTAAAAAATGAAATAATGGGCTTCTGCTTTTTATACTGGCTACGCCAAATACTACACAAGGGAAATATTTGTCGTGGCTATCCTGCTGATCCCGCAAGAAATTACCACGAACATAACATTCGATAGGTGGGATATTGGCGTTTAATTCTGGCATCAGAACTGACCTATATTTGGATCTAACATCTCTTTAGGCACTTCCTTACCTTGAGGATATACATTATGAACTACACCATCGGCTTCCCGCCCAGATTGTTCTACAACAAATCCATTCTCCCTATCAAATAGGACATAGTCCATTTCAACAACATCAAAGGTATCTTTAAATATAGATATGACCTTATCTAATTCTAGTTGACCACAAGTATAGAGATCGAATTGAATTAATCCTGGCCTTACCTCATCCCAGATATGAAAGGCGATATGGCTAGTTTCTATCATAACAACACCAGTGAGGCCTCTATTGCCTTCTTTATTTACATAGGATGCAAATGGGCCCTTAATAATCTTCATGTCAATCTTATTGACTAGGTTAGTCAAGAAATCAATTCCCTGATATTCAGCCATAACTGAATTGTTAATCTTGGCATTAACTAATAGGTGCTTATGGTATATCACTGATTATCCTCATCAATATCCTCGCTAAAATCTACTGCAAAGATATCATCATCGATCCCTCGCAAACTATTAAATGCTAGATAGGTAATTGCAAGTATACCTAAAGTAAATGTAATAAGACTAATTAGTTTTACTTTGCTCTTCATCTCGTCTCCTTACCAATCGAAATGCATCTCCTGTCCATGGGTCTACAAATTTCCAGGGTTGAATATAATCTGGATCTGCCGCCCCTGTTTTCTCCCAATAAGGTATGCCGTTCTCATCATAATCATCCCAAGCTTTCCCGCTCAAATCCATATCCATCTTATACATAGTTCCATATTTCTCATATATAGGCCAAAATATATCCCATTTCCATCCATGAAACTTATATCTAAGTGTATCTGTTTCGCCTTCATCTTCTAAATAGGATATCTCTAGTAATCCTGAAGATGCTATTGATCCCGCCCAATTTGCGATCCATCGCAAGGGGGGCCTAGAGTTATGTTTTACAAACGAACTATCTGTAAAGTTTCTCATTAATATTACCCTCCCCGCTCAAATCCATAACTGGGATATTAAATGTACCATATTTTTCATCATTAGGCATTGGCTTTCAACTTCTCTACTAATTGGCTAAATGGCCTTCCATAAGCCTTTGGAGCTAAATAAAAATTGTCCTCATGTTTACGATATCGATCATACTTCTTCTCAATCTTCCATGACTCTGAAAAAGCGGTAGGGAATATAAACATCCCTCCCGTATTCTGGCTTACCATAACATAGGCAATAGGCTTTGGGTCCTTTGCCTGATACCCTGAGACGGTATCAATAATCAAATCATCATATGGAAATGAATTTGGATCATCTCCAAATGTAAGATTACGACTCTTAACCTCAATTACATTGTTTCCTACAATAACATCCTTGTCGTTAAGGGTGTAATCTTTAATCTCTTCCTTTGTTTTGGCAAATGAAAACTCTGGAACTTCTGCCACGATGCCTTCTGATTCAAGTCGCATGGCGACAATCTTGTTGAAGGCATGGCCATCTTTCATGGCTTGATGATAATTGAACATAGTTTCTTCTTTCTCGCCGCACTTTCGCTTTGCACTTTGCATAATGCGAATAATTTGATCATTATGGATAAATATGTATTGGTTTAAGCCAAGACGGATCTTTTCTAAACGATATCTGCCATCCCTTTTCTAGGATAGTAATTGAATCTGAGTACATGCTTACAAATAAATCCATTGCTGCCTTTGGATTATATCTCTCCCCTTCAGGGTGACTCCAAGCATAATCGTCTATCGCCATAACCCCGCCTGGTTTTAATAAGTCCCAAGACAATAGAGCATCAATTAAGAAAGCTTGTGGCATATGGTCTCCGTCAATATAAATAAAGTCAAAAGACTTATCTCTATTCTTCATTAACCAGTCCATACTGTAATCTTTTACCTTAATTAGTTTATGTTTATATGGCTCTAATTGTTGGTCAAACGCTGCCTCTACATCTGCAAAATCAAATGTCTCATGGGGTATATTTCCACTCCATGGGTCAACGCATGTAAGTCTGGACGAATCGTCTGTTAATATATTTTCCATAGTCCATGCTGCGCTATTACCACAGAATGAGCCTATCTCTAAGAAATTTAAATTTGGTTTATCTTTAAATTCATTAAGTAATCTTGAAAAATTATCTTGTGTTTTGTTTACCAAAAACCAATTTGGAAACTTCTCTGCTAATTCCCTACTCATTTATTTCCTTTTTATATGGATCTAATCTATCCCAGTACCCATCAGGATTTCCTTGATACACCTGCCCAGTTTCTCTATCTATAAGTAAATACTTTTCTGGCCTGCGTGTTTTTATTTTTAATTCAATTGGTTGATTAAATACTTTATATTGACTCATTACCTAATAATACAATTTTTACACAATTGTGTCAAGGGCCCTGCTGGAGATCCTGGATTCGAACCAGGGACCTAGAAGTTAACAGCTTCCCGCTCTGCCTGCTGAGCTAATCCCCATAGCGCAATAGACCAAGTATTTCTACTTGATCTATTGAATCGTCAATAGTTTATTCTATTTAAACTTTCTTAGGTCTTCCTGTTTTTTTTGGAGCCATTGAAGTTTCTCTGCGGATACCATGACGATTGGTATCAATCTTAACAGCGACTCTTTGGTCGTTTATACTTGAACGAAATTTGCCCTGATTTGATTTCTTTTTTGGAGTTTCTTGAGAAGTTACAGCGCCTGATGGTGTACTATTAGGTGGCGTTGCCATTCCTGTACCGTTATTGTCCATTAATAAATCTCTGTCTCTCCTGTGGCGTTGCACTCATGTTAAGCGTAAGCCCTGACTCTCCGTCATTTGAAACATCATTAATTGTTGCATCAGCAATTCCTGTTGAGCTGCCAACACCTTCGCATCCACATTCAACGCACATGATTACTTCTTTGTGGTTCCTGCGGGACCTTGTGTTGACTTATCTTCTGCTGGGAACGCTGCCTTTGGATCTGCTGCATATTGCTCGCCACTCCAAACAGGTGTATCGTTTACCTTTGGTGAGGTAAAACCATTTAAATCTTTTCCGTCTGACATTTTATTTCTCCTATAGGTTTTATTTAGATGGGTCTAGAAGTCCATCCATTAGACTATTATAGCATTTAGTCGATTAGGATCTGTATTTAATATCCCAGCAATCATCACAAATAACTATATATTTAGTCTCTGTAGAGGTGATTCGGGTTGCAATATTATTGCAGCCCGAAACCTCACATACTTCTTGATCCACTACTTATTCTTTGTAGATTTCTTGACAATCTTCTTTGGGGCAGTCTTCTTGACTGGGGCTTTCTTAACAGGAGCCTTTTTCTTGGCCACTGGCTTCTTTTCATTTGCCATAATTTGCTCAACCTTTCTTTCAAAATTTTGTAATTCAGGGATAGTCTTTGCATAATTCGACTCTCCAAATAACCAATTCTTCAATTTATTAAACATTATTCCCTATCTATTTTCCTTAGTATGTAATCGATCACCATTTGTGGCTTCCAATCTTCTGGAAGTTCAAGATTACGGATCTCATTTATAATGTCCTGTCGGACTTTATTGTTTATATAATCTTCCACTATATTATTTTAGCACTTATACAATAAAGGGGCAAGCATGGCCTGCCCCTTTGTTGCAATACTACTTAAGATATCTAACCCTTGCAGTTGGATTCTTCTTGTTCCACTTCTTTGCAAGTGAATTGAATGCCTTCTTAACATCTGCAAGAGCAGCAGCATTTGCAGCATTTGCAGCATCTAGTTCTGCTTTAGCAGCAGCCCTTGCATCAGCAAGTGCCTTATCTGAAGCAACCTTAGCGGTTACAGTATCAGCCTTTAGAGAAACAATCTCTGCATTAGCTTTAACTAATTCTGCAGCAGCAGCAGCCTTCTCAGCAGCAGCCTTTGCTAGTGCATCAGCAAGTGCTTTGTCTGCAGCAGCCTTATCGGCAGCACGAGCAGCCTTCTCAGCAGCAAGCGCAGCCTTTTCTGCAGCAAGTTCTCCTACAAGATCACGAACTGTAATCTCTGCAAAAGGTGCAAGCGCACGAGCAGGAAG